TGACTCACGCTTTAAGGACAATATTGAAGTCGGCGGGTTATTGCTCTGTGCAATACCTAAAGAATTGCAAGAAGACCGAGAATACGGTCAGTTGGAGACTGCACAACATCAGTCCGACGCCGTAGATAGGAATTTCATGCGGGAATCCGACCCCCGTATGCCCGTAATGCCTTCTGAACGGTCTACTCGTACCTCGTTTGGCAAGTAGCTAGACTACTTGCTGTAAGTAAACTCGTAATAGAGGAGAGACTTAAATGGCTCTTACATCTACTCCATACGGTTTGCGCCCGATTAACGCTATTGGGGGTCGGTCCTTTGCAGGATCAACTCGTCAGTTACCGATTACTTCTGGGTTCAACACCGCTATCGCCAACGGCGACATTGTGCAGGTAGCCGCGAATGGCACCATCACAAAGGTCACTGAGGTTGGTACAAACGCTGCTGCGTTCCCTGCCGGGACTGTTGGCATCTTCCTTGGCTGTTCATACACTGATACTGTTCGCGGGTTTACTCAGAACAACCAGTGGCCTGCAGGTCAAGTTGCTGCCGATGCTCAGGCTTATATTTGTGATGACCCTAACGCGTTGTTCCAAATCCAAGCTGATGCTGCCGTAGCGCAAACTCTGATGCACAGCAACTTTGCTATTAATCAGACTGCGCCAGACACAGCCAATGGCAATTCCAGAATCTCTCTGGATGTGGCTACCGCTAACACCACCGCTACGATTGCTTTTAAGCTCGTAGATTTCGTTAACGCACCCGGATCAACCGTGGGTGACGCATTTACCGATGTGATTGTTAAGTTCAATCCTTCGTCACATGCGTACACCGCTGGTCTTGGCCTGTAAGGAGATAATCAATGGCTATTTCTCGCGCACAGGCGCTAAAAGAGCTTCTTCCGGGCCTCAACGCCCTGTTTGGTTTAGAGTACAACAAGTACGAAAACGAGCATGAAGCCATCTACGAAACCGAGTCTTCGGAGCGTAGTTTTGAAGAGGAAGTAAAACTTTCAGGTTTTGGCGCTGCACCCGTCAAAAACGAAGGTTCTGCTATCTCGTATGATAACGCGCAGGAATCATTTACTGCTCGTTACAACCATGAAACTGTGGCTATGGGTTTCTCTATCACTGAAGAAGCGATGGAAGATAACCTGTATGATTCACTGTCCACCCGCTATACCAAAGCACTAGCTCGCGCTATGGCTTATACCAAGCAGGTTAAGGCAGCGGACTTGCTGAACACAGGCTTCGCCACCTTTAACTCAGGTGATGGCGTCACGCTGTTCAACACTGCACACCCCACAGTATCGGGTGCTACAAACGGCAACCGTCCTGCGGTAGCTGCTGACCTGAATGAAACCTCGCTTGAGCAAGCAGTAATTGATATTGCAGCCTACGTTGATGAACGTGGTCTTCTTATCGCTGCGCGCCCACGTAAGCTCATTATCCCTACAGGTCTTATGTTTGTGGCAACACGCTTGCTGGAAACTGTAAATCGTGTGGGTACAGCCGATAATGACATTAACGCGCTTAACTCAAACGGTTCTATCCCGGGCGGTTATACGGTTAACCATTATCTGACCGATGCAGATGCGTTCTTTATCACTACTGATATTCCGAATGGCATGAAGCATTTTGAGCGTACTGCGATGACAACATCTATGGATGGTGACTTCGATACAGGTAACGTGCGCTACAAAGCGCGTGAGCGTTATTCGTTTGGTGTCTCTGACCCACTGGGTATCTACGGCTCTCCCGGAGCCTAAGATAGGCGTCAATGCTGGTTTGAGAGGGGTGACTTCGGTTGCCCCTTTCTTTTTGTCTAAAGGTACTGTATTACTAATTCATCCCTGACAGTCGCAATGTGCGGCTGACATTTGCCACGACAGGAGATTATCATGGCTAACACAACTTTTTCAGGCCCGATTCGGGCAGGTAATATTAAGAATACTACAGGCACAACTGTAGGCACTAACATTGCTAACGTAGGTTACGTTGTAATGTGCCAAGATACAGTACAGACCCTTGCGGGTGGCGCACTTGCAGCGGTTGTAACAGATATTGTTATTCCCGCTAACTCCAAGATCGTTAACTGTATCATTGATCTTGTAGCTGCGGCTAACACCACTACCAACATCAGCGTTGGCGAAGTAGGTGGTAACGCCAATACAATTATTAACGCTGTAGCATCAGGCACTACTGTTGGCATTAAGGCTCTAGGCATTGGCGGCGGTGGAACCTTGGAATGGGGTGACATTGGAACTTCAGACAAGCGTCTAACCGTAACATCTTCTGCTGCTACTAACGCAGGTTCTGTTCGCATTACAGTAATGTACGCACAAGCGTTTAACACCACAATACAACCTTAAAGGAGTAGCTAAATGGCTGGTCAAGAGGTTAGAGCTTACAATTTTGCGGCAAGTGATACCGCTGCTCTTGTAGGCCCATCACGGGGCAGGTTGCAGGGCGTTCTAGTTAACGCTGCTGCGGCTGCGGCTTTTACCATTCGTAGTGGTAGTGCTACGGGCGAGATTATACTTCAGCTAACCCTGCCTGTAGGTTGGAATGATGTATATATTCCTAATGACGGTATACTTGCGGACAATGGTTGTTTTGTCTCTGCCTTTACAAGCACTGGCAATGTAATGACCCTGCTTATAGAGTAAATCGTTATGGCTTCAAAGGGTGAGATGCCGAAGCGTAACAAAAAGAATTTCCGCTCCACTAAGTCTGGGGCGGGAATGACAAAGGCGGGTGTTGCTGCGTATAGACGTAAAAACCCCGGATCGAAGTTAAAAACCGCTGTTACGGGTAAGGTCAAAAAAGGCAGTAAAGATGCCAAGCGGCGCAAGTCGTTTTGCGCTCGTTCTGCTGGACAGATGAAACAATTCCCCAAAGCAGCAAAAGACCCGAATAGCCGTCTACGACAGGCTAGAAAACGCTGGAAGTGTTAGGATAAATTATGGCTGGACCCAAGCAATCTCGTAGACCTCCTAACCGGGGCGACGAAATAGATAAAGAAATGATACGTAGGGAAGCTGAAAAACAACGAAAAGCGGCAGAGGCGGCAGCAAAGCGGGATGGGTCCGGTGATCAAAACCGAGAAAAAGATTTTCCTAGACCTAAACTACGCCCCCCTTATTTAAAAAATGCGCCAGAACCTGCGCCTAAGATACAGAAGAATACTCCTACTGTGCCTGCTAAAGATTTAGAAGAAAATACCTATGCAGCAAACAAACGTAAAAGTAGCGTTAAAAAAGCTAGGGTTGGTGGTATCCTTAAAATGCGTAGTGGCGGTAAAATGGATGGTCTAGCTATAAGAGGTAAGACACGGGGGCGGTATGTCTAAAGCAAAACCTACCAATGCTGCGTTGTGGTCTAAGGCTAAGTCCGCAGCCCGAAGTAAGTTTGATGTTTATCCTTCCGCTTATGCAAATGCTTGGGCTTCTAAGTGGTATAAAGGTAAAGGTGGCGGTTGGTCTGGCGGCAACAATAAGGTAGCTAAAAGTGGCAAAAGCAAAACCAAAAAAACCTAGTACCAAGGGTGGTCTTGGAAAATGGTTTGGCGAAGATTGGAGAGACGTTAAGACGGGCAAAGCCTGCGGACGCAAAACCGCTAAAGGTAAGTCCAAGCGTCCTTACCCTGCCTGTCGCCCTAAAAAGGTGGCGTCTAAGATAACTAAATCTGAGGCCACAAAGAAAACTGGGCCTAAGCGTGTAAAATGGTCTACTACTGCTAGTGGTAAGAAGAGGACTAAATAATGGCTACAGTCGTACCCGACCTACCAGAGTTGTTTGAGGAAGCCTTTGAACGGGCTGGCTTGCAGATGCAGTCTGGGTATGACCTACGCACTATTCGTCGTAGTCTTAATATATTAACCCTAGAGTGGCAGAACAGGGGTCTTAACCTGTTTACTATTGACTCTGGCACTGTCGATCTAACCGCAGGGCAAGTAGATTACAGTATGCCCGTAGATACTATAGACATTATTGAGCATCAGCTACGTACTGGTACAGGTACAAATCAGATAGATACAGCGTTGCAGCGTGTTAGTGTGTCTACATATGCACAGCAGACTAATAAGAACACTGTAGGACGGCCCACGCAGATATTTGTGCAGCGGCTACCTACCGAAGTAAAGTTTACACTGTGGCCTACACCGGATACTACACAGACTTATCAACTACTGTACTTTCGCCTAAAGGGTATTGATGGTCTTGCGTCAGGTGTTGGGGGAGAAACGAGCAATATACCTCCACGGTTTGTGCCTGCACTTGTATCAGGGTTAGCGTTTCATGTAGCTATGAAGAAACCCGAAGCTGCAGCTAGAGCAGTGCCTCTTAGGGAAGAATATGAGTATCAGTTTAAGCTGGCAGCATATGAAGACCAAGAACGCGCATCCTCTATGTTTGTACCGTTTCAAACCTTTCATGGGGGGATGCGATGAGCTACGCGTCTGGTAAACACGCATACGGTATATGTGACCGGACAGGGTTTAGATACCCACTAGAAGACCTCGTATATGAGTTTCAAGATGGACACCGTACTGGTTTTCGTGTTGGTAGAGACGTAGTTGATCCAGATCAACCACAGAACTTTTTGGGGCGTATTAGGATTGTTGATCCACAATCGCTACTTAACCCAAGACCTGATGTTTCCCCCGGACGTGGCCTATTTGGT